AGCACCAGCCCGTCCTCCTGCACAGCTAGATTCCCGAGCGGAGTCATGGCGGCAAGAGAACACATGGTTTGGGGCAAACAAGAGTATGACCGCTCTTGCGCTTGGTCTGCATGAAGAAATGGTCGAGTCTGGTGTTAATCCTCGTAGCGATGAGTACTACGACAAGCTCAACCGGACGATGCGTAAGCGATTCCCCGAAGCTTTCGAGGATGAAACTGAGCAAACCACGCGGGACGAAAAGCCCGTGCGCACGAAAGCAGCCAATGTGGTTGCCCCAGCAACGCGGAGTACCGCGCCACGTCAGGTCCGCCTGACACCATCGCAAGTTGTAATTGCCAAGAAACTTGGCTTGAGCAATGAGCAGTATGCAAAAGAAGTTATGAAGTTGGAGGCTAATCAAAATGGTTGAAAATCGTCTTGCTCGTGAACTCGAAAACCGAGAATCAGCGCAGCGCAAACAAGCTTGGGCCCCGCCGACTACACTGCCGACCCCGGCAGACAAGGACGGTTGGACACATCGTTGGATTCGGACAAGCATGATGGGTCAAGCTGATCCCACCAATGTATCCGCAAAGTTTCGTGAGGGCTGGGAGCCGGTTAAATCCGAGGACCACCCTGAACTGATGATGCACTCTGACCCCAACTCCCGGTTTAAGGGCAATGTTGAGGTTGGAGGTTTGCTGCTCTGCAAGGCCCCTAAAGAGATGATGCAACAGCGCGATGCGTACTACGCCAATCACGCTAAGTCTCAGATGGAAGCCGTGGAGAACAGCTTTATGAAGACCAACGATGCTCGTATGCCTCTCTTTAAAGAAGGGCGGTCAACGACTACGTTTGGTTCTGGCACCAAATAATTCTTTTTAAGGAGCTAACATGGCTTACCCGACTGTAAGCGCCCCTTACGGACTGCGCCCGATCAATTTGGTCGGTGGTCTTCCGTTCGCGGGTGCGACTCGACAAATCCCGATTGCTTCGGCTTATGCCACTGCCATTTTCAATGGTGACGTGGTGCAAGTCAATTCATCGGGCAACGTGATCATCACAACCCTTCAGAACCAGTCGTCCAACTCGATTACGGGTGTGATTGGCGTGTTTCTTGGTTGCTCGTACACCAGCCCGTCAACGGGCCAGAAGCTGTTTGCGCAGTACTACCCCGGTGCGGTCACCGCCTCGGACATCGTGGCCTACGTGGCTGACGATCCGAACGCGTTGTTCCAAGTTGTCAATGTCACGTCGAACGTGGCTGACAGCAGCACGGGCGGCCTGCTTCCGGCGTACCTGTCGCGTGCGAACTCGTTCGGCAGCAATGCTGAGTTGGTTCTCAACACCGGCTCGACCACGACCGGCAACGGCAAGATGGGCGTGTTCATCAACAACGTGACTACCGCTCTGCCGCTTCGTGTGGTGGACGTGATCACTGCGTCGCAGAACTCGTCTGGTAATTTCGTTGAGTTCGTCGTGAAGTTCAACGCGACTTATCACGCGTATAACAACACGGTCGGAACCTAAGGGAGTATTGAAAAATGGCTATTTCACGCGCACAACTGCTGAAGGAGCTGCTCCCCGGTCTGAACGCTTTGTTCGGTCTGGAGTACAAGCAGTACGGTGAGGAACACAAGGAGATCTACGAAACAGAGAGCTCCGAGCGTTCCTTTGAAGAAGAGACCAAGCTGTCGGGATTCTCGGCTGCTCCGGTCAAGAACGAAGGTTCGGCCATTGCGTATGACAATGCGCAGGAAGCATGGACCGCTCGTTACAATCACGAGACGATTGCTCTGGGCTTCGCCGTCACGGAAGAAGCTGTTGAGGACAACCTGTATGACTCGCTGTCAAAGCGTTACACGAAGGCTCTGGCTCGTGCGATGGCTTACACCAAGCAGGTCAAGGCAGCCAATGTCCTGAACAACGCGTTTGCCGCTTCCGGTTATAACGGTGGCGACGGCGTGTCCCTGTGCAACACGGCTCATCCGCTGGTTTCGGGCGGCACGAACAGCAACACGTTCACCACTCAGGCGGATCTTAACGAGACTTCTTTGGAAGCCGCCGTTATTCAGATCGCTGGCTGGACCGACGAGCGTGGTTTGCTGATCGCTGCCAAGCCGAACAAGCTGGTTGTCCCCCCGCAATTGATGTTTGTTTCCAAGCGTTTGCTCGACACGGAACTGCGTGTTGGCACGACTGACAACGACATCAACGCGCTCAAGGCAATGGGCTCGATCCCCGGTGGCTACAAGGTCAATCACTTCCTGACCGATCCGAACGGCTGGTTCCTCACGACCGACGTTCCCAACGGCATGAAGCACTTTGTCCGTACGCCGCTGGCAAACTCGATGGACGGTGATTTCGACACTGGTAACGTCCGTTACAAGAGCCGCGAGCGTTACAGCTTCGGCTGGTC